GCTATAGGTAATCCGTATTTAAGTAAAGGATTCATCTCATCATCCTCCTCCTCCGGAGTCTGGGGAGTATCTGGCTGAGATTCGGGCTTTCTGTTTAAATATTTGAGGGCATCCTCTCTAGAATTAAAACGCGCATCTCCATAATCTGACTCATTAGAGCTCATGCGTACAGATCCTGGAGTTAGCCCGGCAAGCTCCTGACCATCGCGACCTGTGATGCTGCGGTCGCCCCCAAGTTGGTGATCAAGGTTAGCTTCCATAGCTCCGTTATTACCGAGCTCATTAAATACATTAAGGGCTGAGTCTCTACCGCCAGCACGGTCGAAAGCTTCTTCGGTTTCGTTAGTCGAAAAAGTTCCGTCAGGATTTTGAATGATTGATGTACCCTCATTCTGCATGCCTGACTTTTTCTTGAACTCGTCCATGGTCATGCCGCCACCGATTTCACCAACACCATAACCGCCGGAATCTTTAAGTTCTCTAGTTAGACGTCTTTTACGATCGTCCTCAGAACTGTAATATTTAGAGTCCATAAATCTTTGGCGCATTTCAGCCTGCTTCTCCGCGGGTAGATCATCAAAAGAAACCCCGTCTTTATTAGTAGGGCTCTTCATCCAAGCATCTCGAACTGCCTGCTCTTTCCTGTTTTCAAAAGCGGTGTCTTCGGCAGCCCTATCGGAACGCCTTTGATTAGCTATATCCTGCTTAACGGTCCTTCCGGCTTGGGCCATTAGATCGCGTTGAATACCTTGCCGTTGAAAAGCGTCTAACGACTTATCTTTAAGGTCTATTGGTCTAAAATTACCCATATTATTAGCCGTAACTGCTAAACCAGCTGGGTTACTCAGGTCTGGTTGGGTTCCTGCTTGAGCGGCACCGCCGTACGGAGCGGATGCGGGGTTTTCCAGTGAAACCTCAGCCTCCTCTATATCATCTAATCCAGGCACATCATTCGATGGGATGTCCGTACCGTCCATACCCGAAGCGGCTGCAACACCACCTCCGACGCCCATAGCGGTTTTGTTGTTTTTAACCCCTCGCCAAAGAGCTCCGGGGCTCATCATTTTTTTGGGATCTTTAATAGCTTTACCCAACAAATTCTTGCTTTGCTTTAGCGCCTGACCGCCAAGCTGCAAAGGTTTAGCAAAAGCTCCTAAGGTCTCAAGGCCTCGGTCGAAAAAATCCCCCGTATCTATATGATCTTCGTCGTCTCTGAGTGCGTCATGCAATCCATACCCACCAGTCTGAACCCCCTTGGTCGCCCAATACGGAAGGTTAGCAGCACCGCGAACTACTGACTCAATAATATTGTCGTCGTCCCGATCCATGGAAGCAAAATCGGAAAGCTCTGCGTTGAACGAGTTTAACCCCCTAGTGAGGTAGTCTTTTTCAGCTAAGTTACCCTCTATCTTTCCCGCATCGCGAAAAAACTCCATGCCCATAGAGGGACTAAACTCTTTAACAAGCTCCGCATAAGCCATCGGCTCTAACTTACTTTTAAAATAAGCAAGTTCTTCTGGCGAGATACTTCCTATCCCAAAGGGCGAGCTGTTATTATTCAGTCTCTGTCTTAATCTCTGGTATAACTCGTCCTCTTTGTCAAATGACGGCGCTTTAGGTGTGTTCTCTGCCATAGCGAAAGGGTAGATCCGGGGTATTATGGTCTCAACCGCTTGTAATTCTTCTTCAATGCATTGAGAGGCACGCGCATGAAGCCGTCAGGACATAGAAGACTAGGGTTTTTATGAAGCATGCGATTAGTAATCTTCTTCTTTTTCGGGCTCTTGTATGTCGATGCACTATCGATGTTATACAATGCAATGGCTGTAGCTAGGACATGGTCGTCATGATGGCCGGGAGCAGCTTCAGGCTTGCCACGATCATTAATCACAAAGGTTTTCATCTCGCGAAGTACATCTTCATCCGGGATATCTAAATTTTCTTCGATCAATTCAGCGGCCAAATGATCAATAATTGTCTTACGAGTAATTTTATCAGTGGACCAGCCATAACTCTTTTCAACCATACCCATGGAATCATTAAATTTTCTACGGCGATATACAGATAATCCCATATCGAGCAGGTATTTTAACAATGCTAGACCAGAATTATTAACCTCAGGGATGATAAATGCATCACCATACCATTTTGATGCGGCTTCAACCTCCTGGGCCAAGATTCCAATGTCCAAACGACTATGGTGAATCGCGACCAAACGGGGGACATGCCAGTTGCCATGCCAGTCTTCAAAGGGGGCTTTCCAAATTTGTACGCTGTGGTAGTCAGGATCTGCAGAGATTCCTTGGGTTTGTTGGTCTTCCCCGGTACATGTATCCGCAGAGATTAAATATTTGGAGTCATGTTCAGGTTCTTCGTAGATTTTCCAAGAGCCCGCACGATCAGGAAGAAAGCTAGAGGTCTTTCCTTCGCCCTGAAGGGTAAGAGTTCCCATTTTACTGGTTACATTAGCGCTGGCCTTGAGCATTTTATCAAGATTTGCAGTGTGAAATCTTGGACGAGAACTCATTAAGAAACATTCTTCAGGATCACTAGGATATTCCTGACGGAATTTACTAATGTCCCCATTGCATTTGTCCTGGAGAACACGACGACGCCAATGCAATTGTTCATAATTTACATCAAAGCGTTCCATTTCAGACTTTTCATCCTCCGTCATGGTATCAATGAAGTCTTGTTTATGTTCATCAGTTTCAAACGGGACTATGGAGTCCTCAAATTCAAACCATGCAGCGAATATCTTCGCCCACTCATTGTCTTGCACCCAGGTACGATAAAACCAACCGGCTGGGCCATTAGGGGTAGAGTCTGCGACAACCAAGGATAAATTGTCACCGTCATATAAACTCTGCAAATATCCAAGAGCAGGGTCTCTTTCACCCTGCATAGGCCAGAATGCAACCTCAGTCATATTACCAACCTGAATGGTACCAGATCGACCAGCATTTTTAGATCCCGCGGTTTCTTTACCATAAAGACTACCGCTTCTTAATTTAATCAAATCAACCAAGGATCCACCGTCCAATACGCTAGCCGCTCCATTAGATTCCCATGGAAATAAGTCATTCTCCGCATATCGGCGATAGATCTCGAAAACTTTATCCGAAGTTCCGCTGATATCACCCATCAAGGATCCGGCAAGGGTCGCATGTTTACGCATGTGGTGATAAGTCAAAGCCTGAGCACAGGTGCTAGCACCCTTTTGACGAGGCTTTAATATGATCATTTTGCACGGCTTATCCTCGATCTGGCATTTTCGATAATGATTGAACATTCGTTTCTGCAAGGTATTCGGCTTGGGCTTGATATCCCTACCCCGTTTATCCTTAATTACCGCAAATGTACTGAACCAAACCTCAGGATCGATACGGATAAGATCCTCAAGCTGTTGGGTATCTTTTCCCATTAGCACTTCCATCGGCGGCGGGCAGCTTTGCCCCTCTCACCAGTCCAACTCTTAGATCTTGCGCAAAATGATTTTCGTCTGCCGGCCGCTTTGCTACCCTTCTTAACCTTGCCGGTGACAGCAGTCTTGAGCTTACTTCCAGGATTAGCCTTTCGATATGCGGCTACACCCTTCTTCGTCATACCAGCACCAGCTTTAGCAGTTCTGTAATTAGCTCCTTTTCCCTTCGTAGTCTTACGAATTGGTTTACTAGGCTTTCTTTTTGCGGGCATGGTTACTTCCCCCTTTTCGATCCTTTCTTAGGAACGCAATTGGGAACCTTTCGACCGCCCTTGCTCTTCATGCCAATGGCACTGTAGCCCTTCCAACAAGGTCCCTTCTTCGATGTTGTACTCTTTTTACCTTTTGGCTTTCTTGCTGGCACGGTTCAATATCCTCGCTTTTTCCTGACGAATGCGAATCTGCTCGTCAGAGTTAATAAATTTTATGGTCGCTAGGTCGTACATAATTATTCCTCGTCGACCTCGTCCAAATCGAAGTCCATTTCGAATTCGACATCGTTTTCAATCTCGACCTCGCAAAAGCGATCAACCACACCGAGTGCAATCTGACCCATTTCAAACTCATCAATGTCAGATTCTTCCCACCAACGGACAAATACCGCAGATAGTTCGTTTTCAAATTGTTTTTCAGGTGTCATCGGTTTCCAGATACTAAGTTGTTTGAAGGATGTTGGCCGGTGCCGAACTTTCGCAATGCATTGGAAGTTTTTTCCATGCGAGGACGAATACCAGATCTGCCCGTGGATTCGGCATCTCGATACTCGTCGTTATCTAAAAACTCATCGGCTGCCTTGATAAATTCGCCGTTATTTATGTGTTCCAGGGTTTTTGGGCTTCCACCAAGGCTACCCCGGAAGTGCGAGGATGCTAGGGGGACTTGAAGTTCAGGTGGATAGACCTCGAACTCAGGCATTAGGCTGTGGATCTCAGGTCGGCGGTCGTATATGTCCTGTTTTAAAAGTTGAGAAGCTTCGTCTTCTGTAATTTTTGCTCCAGGAATTGCGCGATCACCGGTATGTCCGTGTCCAATGGTTGGTACATCCCCCCGGGTGGGTACCGTCGTGGTTTCGAGCATTCCTTCTTGTGCTTTAAGCTCTTTATACAAATCTCGTTCCCATTGAGGAACACTTTCAACCTGGGATTGAGGAGTTAATTCAAATAATTCCTCGATTTCACGCCTTTTTGACTCTTCAAGATTCATTTTCGATCGTTAAAGGCTCCTCTTTTACGGATTCTGCGTAAACATCGACGATTTCGTTCAAATCCATGCCAGAACTGCGAAATCTGGACAAAATATCACCGGTGCTGATCTCTTGAGAATTGTCTTTAGAGACGGTAATTTCCGCTCTAGTGGCCGGTTTTCCAAATCCGTACTCTAAAAGCAACTTTGCGGCAGTTATTCGAACCGTGTGACTAGCAACTTCTTCGTATTCTACCCCTCTTTGCCCGTCTTCTCGGTTTCTGCGGACGGTTTGTTTAGCTTTAAGCCCGTCACGCAAAGCGGCTACAGCTAATTCAAAGTCATCATCGTGGATGAATTTGTGTACATCTTCACGCAATCGAGTAGTTTGTTTAGTTGGCATACGCTGAAAGGAGTCCTCTTTGCGATACAATGTAACTTTTTGGTACCCGGGGTGCTAGCGGTTGGATATGATGTACCTGGCATAAACATATCGACCCGGACATGCTTAAACTTTTCTTCTTTTTCGACAGATCCAGAGGAAAGCGGCCCGAAAAGATTGTTTTTTATTTCTGTAATTGATAGTCGACTGCGAGTGGTAGTGATAGTTGGTACCCCGTGGGAGGTGGGGGGAGGTCTACTACACCACACCTATGCGACTTGATACTCTAGTCAGATACAAAGTCGATACACTTGGCACTACTGACCTTGGCATCATGCTGATGGTCAACGACTTAGGGTCGACAGCACACTAGATTCAGAATCCAGTCCAAGGTCTTGGGTCGCAGGCTTTGACGCAATCGTCCCTTACCCTCAATCATTATGCGTCATAAAATATGTGGCAGTGGAGGTTATCGTCAATCTAATGGACGGAGCTTTAGCGACCACTTTTAAAGGACTCGGGACAAAAAAAGACCTCAGCACCGTGATAGTACTGAGGTCGTTGGTTAAGGGTTAACGATTATTGCATGAAGCTTACAGGACTGCGATAGTTAGCTATGTTGCATTTGTTGAATATTTTGATAACAAGCTTTGCACTGTCTTCTTCCATATTGAACTGTTTTGCTATTTCTTGATAGTATTCATCGTGACACCCGTCTGTTGTCCAATACAGATCGGTGTAGACTTTTTCAAATAGCTCATCGAATTCTTTATCTATTGGTAAGAACCAAAACATTCCAAAGTCGTTTTCTACTTTATAGCGTAATGTAGCTTTGTGGTTTTCCATTTCAATGTTTTCATAGATGGTAAGCAGGAGCTCTTTTACACGATCAATGTTTTCATTAACAGTGGTGTTATCCCAAAGACTTAACGCTTTTTCTGTCTGAACAATGTTCTCATCTGATAGTTGAGGAAGATCAAGGATTGCGTCGTTGAGTTCTTGAGGTAGCTTTGTTGATAGCAGTTGTTTTTGTATGTTGTTCATAGTTTGTATAAGTTAAAATAATGACTTGATTGTCACACTATGAAATCTAGCAATACGGCAACGAATGGAGGACTCGTGACAAAAAAAGACCTCGATACCGTGATAGTATCGAGGTCGTTGGTTAAGGGTTAAGACTGGAGGGTTACAGCGTTGTAGAGCGTATCGCCTTGATCTGCTTTTGTGACATCGCAGTTGTAATCCTGACCGATGCAGTCTTGAAGATGCTTTTCGAAATGTTCGAATACTTCTTCTTTTGTAAGACCGTTAGCTGGACGAGGGATGTCGAATACACGCATCCATTTACCAAGTAACCAACCGTGCTTAGGTGATAGTTTGGAGAACATTTCGGTGGCTACGCCTGTGTAAGCGTCGTGAACGAATGTTAAACGGATCTCGGATGTGTTACTTTTTACATTAAGTAACTTCATCTCGTGCTTACCTTCGGGAATCGGATCGTTACCGATGAAGGAGTCGAAGTCGAAAGCGTCTGCAACTGAAGTAGCGTTATCGTTAGAACCGAACATGTCTTGATTTTCGATAGTCATGATAGTGAACGAACAACGAGGATAATATATTGGTTAAGGATTATTCATGCTTACCTAACTGTAAGGTAAACAAGCCTCGTTGATCACACTATGAAATCTAGCAACACGGCAATGAATGGAGGGTTCTGATTGCAAAGGAGGCCTGAACATATTGAGCATCAGCAATCTAAACACCCACCGAGGCTTGCCTCGGGCACTCTTTAAAAAACCGATCAAAGAAAGCGAGTAGATGTAACGCATTCGTATATTGGTAATGTATGATAGTACGCTAGCCATAGGACTCGGGACAAAAGAATAGCCCCGCCCGTGTAACCAATACGGACGAGGCTATAGCTTATTTTGCTATCGACTGAACAACTGCTCCATGACTGGACGCAGTATTCTAAAGGTCTTCATGAACTTGTCGTGATTTTCATCACTTGTTGTTGTACCTGTGTAATACAGATTGAAGTCACCTGTTTGAGAATTGGCACGCATACGAGATTGTATTTGTGCATAGATTGATCCACCACTCCACTTACTTTTGTGTGTTTGTTGAGTGAATCGATATGTTATGAAACAGTCGCATACTGATATAGCTACAGTATTTTCTGGTAGTTCATAGGTACGAAGAGTAGATTTGTGCACCGGTATATTTAGATTGTTTAGTTTGAGTTTACTTTGTAATCCTCTTTTACTACGGATACTAATTGGTAATGGTGTATTCATGATGCAAGATTGATGTAGTCGTTAATGAACTGTTTTGCTTTATCGTTTAACGAGTAGTTTACATCAGTTATTAATCGAAGCATTGGATAGTTACGCTCAAGCCAGTTTAGTTCTTGTACGAAGTATTCGCTTTGTTTAACTGCTTTGAGATGTATACCGAAACGAAAGACATTACGAATGCCGTGTGTAGTGTTTTTACTTCGTTGATCTTCGATACTTGCAAGTTTAGCGATGCGTGGGTGATCGCAGGTTTCTAGATATTTTACTATTTGCCAGTTCCACATTGGGTGGACATAGCTTGATGATAGTTGTGACCCAAACAAGTAGTTTGTTGGGTTGCTTACTTCATATTCTTCGAGGCGTAGTTTGTAATACGCATCGAGTGTGATCCATTCATCATTGTCTTGAACTTTTTTAACATAATGTTTTTTGACACCGTTAATTACAGGAATTTTACCTTCTGCACAGATGTACTTAATTGCAGCTTGTAGATCACCTAAGTTCTCAAGCATATCGCCATGGCCTTGCCAGTCGAAGCGATCAAGTGGGACATATACATACTTGCCAGTGATGTCGCATTTAACTGGATCTTGTTCTTCAGTAAGACGATCAGATTTGAGTGTTGCTGGTTTGACATGACATACATTGATACGCACGGGTTTTACTGTTTCTGTAGTACCATCCGATTTAGTGATGATAGTACGATTGGCAGGCATGGGTGTGATATCAATTAGATCAGTGTAGTCAGCATATTCTAATTTGGGTGTGATATTGTTTAGAGCTGCTTCTGGAATAACCACGAATGTGTCTTCATTGTTGTTACCGTTGTTAGCTTGAAGCGTACGAATTCTACGAGTTGCATTAGCTAACGGTATTTCATCTGTATTGTGTACACAGATAGTCATGTTAGCACGCAGTCCGAATCCGGTAATATCTTTATCTTTAGTGAATACATAGTCTTCTGATCGCCAGCTTTTCTTTTTACGGAAGTGTTTAACGGCTGTATGTCCTTTAGGTAGTGATATAGTAGATATTAGTTCTTGACCTTGCCACTGAGCATTAGCTTTGATCTGTTGGATAATACTTCCAGGTAAATCATCGTCATAATGAAATGATTTGATACTTGCATTGATACGACCGGGTTCATTAGCAACAAGTTTTGATAGTCTAGATGCTAGATCAATGAGCATATTATTAGACATAGCTACAAGTGCATTGCGTGTTCTGTCTGTATATTCAAGAGACTCACGATTAGCAGCGATATCTAGTGAACCAAGAGGTGCATAGAATATAACATTACTGCATTGAATTAACGCTGAACCTTTACCAGTTATGTTTGCTGAATCTGCATTTAATGGATAGCAAATGTTACCCATTACAACGAATGCATTGCGATGGTTTTGATAGTGGTAAGGTCTTTGAGATTCTTTGGTAATTGCCCAGTCATCTGTTGATTCGAACATCTCTAATTTAGGTAACTCGCAGTTAATGATTGGTTTTGTACGCCAGTATTTGAAGAACTTTTTGGCTTTGCTTATGCAATCATCAATGTCTTGTTTTCTAATAGTTACACGAACTTCTGTACCTGTAGTACCAGTAGTATTTTCTGTGCTGTTAAGCATACTGATTGTACCACGCTTGGATTCATCAATGCGTGCTAGCCAAGTAGTTATTTTATTAGTTGTATAACTAATAACTTGGAAGCTGTCGCCATATGCGAAGCCAGCTTTGCAGCCGATACCTAGGCAACCGGTATAGTCGTTACTGTTACGCTTGGTACTTGCACCGTATTTGACATAGAGCTGGCATACTTCTTCATCAGTTAAGCCATAGCCGTAATCGCGGAATGATAGTGTTGAATCGTTTAGTGATGGCAGTTTTACATTGATGGATGCATCTTTACCTGCTTCGATATTGGCATCTACTGCGTTGGTAGAATATTCACGAATGACTGCGAGTAATTTGTCGGAATAGATTTGAGATCTGAGTATGCCCATGATGTGGGATAGGTCAGATTCTTCGATGCCGAAGTCAGCGGCTTTAGTAATGTTGGTTTGATACTGTTGTTTATCTGTTGATAGCTTCATAATAATAAGAGGAGCAGATTATAGACATGCTCAGGTCATATGGTGTGTGGATAAGATTAGAATGATTGTTCTGTTAGCATAACAGACCAGTCATTGTGATGTGTATTGAAGGATAGTTGCACTCTGTATTCGCTATGATTACGGATAGCATCCATGATCATATCAATGTTTGCATCTGGGAATTCTTCTTGAACTTGGCTGAGCCAGATTGTGTTGTGCTCGGCATTGTCTTCTATGTAGTCGAATAGCTGGATAAGCTCGTCTGTTTCGTGACCGTATGCACCGTCGTTTAGAACTTGGCGGTTTGTACATTCGTCGATTACTTTGTATTTGCATACACGAAGCTTACCGAAGTCGCATTCATTAGGTACGGATACAATGTCAGTTGGACTGTACTCTACAATTAGTAGTTTACCGTCTCTAGATGCCCAGCTGTCTGCGTAGTCATGTGAACCTACATGCAGACCGGATGAGCAACCGTTGTTTGGATCGTCATCTACATTCATGCGTGGCATTTCGATTGTAGATCCTACAGTATTTCGAATTTGACCGGATTTGTTAACTACGCCTTGAATGATAGTGTTCTGCGTGTTGCCATATTTGCTGTAGTAGTCATCTTGTACGCCTTTGTAACCAATAAGATTACCTTCTTCAGTCATGCACATACCAGTATGTGTGATGAAGTTATAGGCTTGTTGACGACAACGATAACTTGGGTTGGCATGCAGTTTTTCGATGAATCGAAACCAGCGATCTAGATTAGTATGACCTTCTGCAATTAGATCAGTAAGCTTTTTGGCTTCGGCTGTATGAATCTCGTTATCGTCTAAGAAGACTTGATCACCTGTTACACGAACACGACCGTTGGTCATATTGCATAGGACTTGGGATTCGTCCATTAGGTCGCGAACTTGTTGTTCGTCGTTATCTTTAATCGCATCGAGTATACCTTTGTAGTTGATACGGTCGTTAGTAATTTCGATCGGTTTGTTGTTTTGATGATCGAAGATGAATACGGAATTATTTCCGAATGAGTATGATATATTTTTCATATGGTGTGTGTTTGATTATTAGTTTAGATATTTTGCCCAATACATTGAGCTGTCTTGTTTTTGTATTTTATCCCAGAACAAGTTACGGGAGATAACCGGTGGTATGCCGTATGAGTTAGACAATTCATTCCAGTAATCTTCGTAATATGTGTACTGAGCGGGTGAAGCACCACGATCGACATCTTCCCAGCCGAAGGCTTTGAACATGTGTCGATCAATACATATTATTTGTGCATCGAGCGGTCTGATCATTTCGATAGCGAATGATGTTTTTGCCAATCCTAGTTTCTTGAGCATTTTTGCAAGTTTGTTACGCCACGATTGCCAGTTGTCTGGTTTTGGAGTGAACAAGTTGCGGTGTCTACGCCATAGATACTGTAGATTATCAATACCGGTAGCTTTGATTTGATACATGCCACCTTGACTGTTTTTAAGCATACGATGCAGAGAATTGTATGTTGTATCTGCATTGGTACGCTTAATTGCATTGTATTGATCGCAGCTATTTGCCCAGCTTGTATGAACCGTACAGTATGCAAATCGATAACGATTGATATGCTCGCGATCTGATTTAGGCATGATAGTTTGCCAATCAGTTTTGTAGCGATCAACTGTGTTGTTATCGATTGTTGCAAAGAACGATTCAATGCGTTTTCTGCACGCTCTTGGAACGCTTATTATATCCTGTCCATCCATGATCTTTTAGTTGGGTTAGAGCTTTACTTGCACACGATCCTTTTGGTTGAGTACCGTGAATGAGTTGGGCGAAGCTGGGGCCACGAGTATATGCGTGGCTGTCGTCTTGATCTATTTCTAGACCAAGCTTGTTAGCTTCTTCATGACTATATACGACACGAGCAGACTTGAGGTCATATCGATCAATTAGTTGATCGTATTTACCGCCATAACTTGCATTGAGCTCGAAGTTGCTAGGTATTTGGTCAGTTAGTGTAGTCCATAGGTCTAAGCGTTTGGTATACGCATAGAACCATGTAGGAGCATATTTAGTTGCTAGATCCATCCATGCTAGGAAGTAACTTTTATTGAAGAAGTCACCACCTACATGAGCACGGATGATAGGTCGTTGGCCGTGATCATTTATGTAATTATCGTGCACTCGTTTGAGTGACGCATTAAGAATCTCGAATGTTCTTTTTCGAGATTGGTTTTTTAGTTTGATTAGATTGCTCCAACGCTGATTACGCAGATTTTTATATATAGCTTCCATTGAAGCTGCATAACATCTGAATTCAGTATTAGGACCGTCTTTGATTTTACCAGTAATCATATCAGCCCTGGACAGACATTTGTCTGCCGCAGGACATGTATGACCAGACGGTAATGATAGATGGATAATGCGTTTTGGTAACTTTGCGTTACCTACATTCCATGTAATTTTATTCTGTATTTCCATTGTAGACAGGGGGGACAGCCCCCTAATTTGTATTGTTCGTAGTAAACGATGCGTTGTTTGCACTTTGGGCAGATACGCAACGAGTTATAGATTTCAGCAGTGCTATTAGCTTCTGCGATCTCGGCAGGTGTATGTTTTTTACGATTGCTAAGGATCTTTAATGCAGCCCGTAGGTTAATTTAACGCTAGCAAGGTTTGAAGTTTTTCAGGCTGACGAGCTTCGATTGCATCTGAACAATGAGTATCGAATATACTGTGCAATGCTATGCCACGCTTGCTGGAATCTGCGATGCTGGTGGGACATTCTTTATATATTTCTGTAAATGCATTGAACAATGACCATGCATTACCAGGAGCGAACTCGTCATGAGATGGTGATTCATACTCATCAATTACTTTGTTTAGCTTACTTGCTGGTATTGCTTGGTTGTTACGACAGGCTTCGCCAACGATACGATATACTTCATTACTGCTGATAGTAGTATCTTTGTAACCGTCGTATCGATGTTCTTGACTGGTCCAGTTATTGATAATGTTATCGAACATACCTGATACACGGTTATTAAAGTTAGCGTGTACATTTTTTGTATGTTTACTGCTGATAATATGTTCACCAGAGAAGATCATATTACTACATACGATGACACGGGAACCTGAACAGGCAGCGGCACCGAAGCGTTGGTTATGACTGTTACGAATACCAAGCATGTTCTCGAAGGATCCATTACTGGATTCCATGAACATGGTAGCGAACATATCTTGATATGGTTGGCGTACTTTTTTGTCATAGACATCAACGAGTTGATACTTGATTTCACGAACATTGAGATCACGGTGTAACGCTTCTTCAATAACTGTATTCATTACATCTGAATGAGGTACAGGACGCCAAGTATTGGTAGCTTGGGGCGTTGCTGATTGGATGATAGTCTCGTAGTCGACTGCGTGTGATTTATTTATTTTCATTTGTTATATGGTGTGTGTTTATTTTTATGCTGATATTGCGATGACATTGTCATCTACGGCTGTGAATGAATCAGATAGATCGATAAGATCGCTGATTGGTTCGGGAACGATTTTGTAAGTGTGTCCACCACACTTTACTTGAACAATATTTGACAGTTTTAAGCTGAAATATTGTTTACTTGATGGACGATATCCTGTGAATTCATGACCAGATATATTGAACATTCTATACGCAGTAATGATGTCGTTGGTTGGTTTGCTTGGGCTCTTGCCCGTACCTTTGACATGTTTGCGTACAGATAGTCTGACATTATCTTCACGATAGGTTCCATCTACTTTTATGTATTGCACCCAAAAGATTTTAGATCCGAAACTTTTGAGTAGTTGTAGTAGTTTTTGTCGATGCATATGGTGTGTGATTTCTATTAGTTATTTGGTTTTGTATTTTGCGATTATGTCAGCCACTACGGTGAGTGGTACATATGAGTAAACGCTTTCTGTAGGAGGATCGTCTCCGCATTTGTACGGTAGAAGTTCTGGTATGATAGAAGTAGGAAACCCAATTTCTACAGATTCGTTATCGGAGTAAGATCCGTGATGGTTAATCATGCTGAAGCTTACTATATTGTTTAGTTGTATATTCATGCTGCTGCGGATTCTTTCCATAGTTCGATGTCAAGGTCGGCAGGAGACATGTTGAATTTGCATGAAGCACCTAGGAACATAGCTTCAAGACGAGCATATTCGTCTGGATCTTGAGGCGTTTGATCAGGTACTGGATATTTTGGAAACTCTCGAGCAAGCCAGCGAAGGATGTGTACATCTAGAACAGCTACTTCTGCCCATGGTCTGGTATTTACCATGAAGAAGGATGCAGTTTTGAGCCCGAGGCCGGGGATGATAGTTAGCTGCTCTCTGGTCGCATTACGAAGGAAATCACCTGATCGTATGCGTACGCCGTCGAGTTCGCCAAAGCCGATAGTTTGCCAGCATTTGATTAAGCGTTCGTATTGACCGATACCATTTTTTTTGAGTAACGAGCGTATACGATTACCATGCGAGCGTATAACATCGGTTGCAGAGCATTCTTCAATAAGTTTGTTGAACCTGGGTGTTATGGTTGATGATTTTTTACCTGGAGTAACTGTTGTCCAGAGCAAGAATTCTGTGAGCTCGCCTACTGAGCGAGTGAATTTTTGTGGGTTTTTATAGTCGATAGTCATAATGGTGTGCGGTTAGTTATTCATGTTCAGGTCCTAGCCTGATGTCGAAGTTGGTTGATGTGATAGTGATCTTGCCTCCACCTGCATTTTTGAGGCGGGCTTGAAGTGTTTGTAGTTCTTCTAGTAGTTCTTTCATGATGGTGTGCGGTTGGTTATTTTTTCGAGACCCAATGCCTCGAACTTCACAATATGAAATCTAGCAACACGGCAACGAACGCAGCATACCAAACCCAAGCAACAACCCAGCACCCACACAGCATACAGATCACATATTGTAATGGTAGATTGGCTTGCTGAGATTTGTATATTTGGACAATGCCACGCAAATGCATGATAGTTGCTAGCCAATGGCAGTGACCCCCAGCAAATGTATGATAGTTGCGAGCCGATCGAATGCGGTTGACGGGGGGTGTTTTACTAAGTATTTCGGGACTTGTATCTGATAGCAACATATGGTGTGTGGTTAGACTGATGCACGGGGTCAAGCTTGCAGGCTTGGCCCCATCTTTTTATATCATGTTAGGTGGACATATCGTGTCCATCAGCTTGATTTCTGTTACGCTTTTCAATGCTATTGAGATCCTCAAGGCCATCGGCAACACGGCGAAGGGAGTAACGTACTAATTGACTGAATGAAAGGTCGAGTTCAACAGCAAGCCGGGCGTATTGCTGCTTGAGCCCTCTCTCCATTGTTACGGAGACCCGGATTACATCCGAAGTCGGTGGTTTCTTTTTCATAAGTCAAAAAAAGAAAAGGTAAAGATTACTCGGCGCAAGCGTTTTGCAACTAACCCAACGATGTTATACACTCAACGCACATTCGATTGATACTAGTAGAACATTGCTCGAATATGTATAACATGCCAGCACCACGGAACTATAAGAAAGAGTACAAAGCGTACCACGCTAAACCAAAGCAAAAGAAGCGAAGG